CTCCAGACGGCTTAACCCGTCACTCCGCTACTCGCGGAGGTAAGCCTGGTTCGTTACAGAGACCAGGGACCGAGATTGTACCAGTCTCTTACCAAGAGACTGCCTATCTTCGGCAGCGTTCTGTCCCGAGGTGCATAACGGCCCTGTGCCGTTGTGTTCTCCCCGTCGAGGCGTATGCTGGTCAGATAATGCTGTGAAGCACTACTGAACCAGCGAACCTCTTCGGTTTGTGGTGCACCTCTAGCCAAAAAGAGTGTCGTCGTGTAACCGAACGACTCCTCTTTATAGACAGTCCTGTAAGGGACACGTCGAATGGCCCGCGTGAGATAGCCCTCCCAACCGTCCTTAGGACGAGCGGGGACTGCCTCATCAAAGTTGGAAACAAGTCCCCCATCACCATAACCATCCGGGATTTTAAACCTGAATGACTTAGGTATACGGGAGACTATACCGGCCCAGGGACGTGCAAAGCGTGAGTCGCACCCGTAAAGGTGGTTTCTCATGTGAGCATATCTCCGGACGGCGTTAGCCAACCTGATTGCGGATTCGACATCGTCTATTCGATCTTTGATGAAGATCGGGCGAACGCTGGTACCACGAAAGAAGTCCTTGCCGCAGCTCTCTCGAAACGGGCCCGAGTCGTAAGACTTGGACTCATTGACGGAAAAGCCGCAGAAGTTGAGGACTTCAAGCAGAAGCGGAACTGCGTAGCACGGAAGGATGATATCATCCCCGTACACCGAGACAGTGTTTAACTGCTCAGGCTGTTCGCCCTTTAGCTGATCTACACACGCCTTCGCAAGCGCGTAGAAGATCATCGACTCGAGCTCGAAAGTGTAAGCGTTTCCCATGGAGCTGAATTTTTGAAACCAAACGGTCTCATTGGTCAGCTTAACGGTACCTTGCTCACACCGACAAGCAGCGAGAAGATCGAACCACTCTTCAGGGAGTAATTCGCGTACAAGCTCTTTGCTGATAGTGTCGCTTGCCATCGATAAATCGACGGTAGCTAACTCTCCAGTTCGAGAGCCGTACTGGGCTAAAGATTGGTTAATCGACTGATCACTCAGATCGACGCCAACTCGCTCGCGGAGACGCTTCCGGATGTAGCGACCAATCCCTTGCTGAATATAGGAATTCAACGAGGGCTCAATCGCTATCACCCGGTCGGTCTTCGCATTCTTTGGTACGAAGATAATCTCACTACCTGTCACAACGTTCAGCACGCCCGGAAGGGCGCTCGCCGGCATTGAAGGGGTCTCGTTCTGCCTCACGGCAGCAGAGACCCAGGAGGGTGAGCTGTTAACACAGCACAACCCCATCGTGAGACAGTTACGCGATACATCCAGAGGTCCTGAGAACTTGTTGTACGCCGAAGTGTGCTGACCCCGGACGCCAATGCTGGCGCCGGGACCCCACCCGAACTGCTCGGAGACTTTGTCAAGATCGACTCGTCCCAGTATACGAGAAATTTTTCGCACAGCGATGGAAATCACCGCTTGAACTGCGGGGTTTAGGGTGTTATCCCGACCCTCTCGTAACCTTCTGAATCGTCGATTTGTCTCTAAGCAGGCCCTTTCTGCCTTCAGGAAGGACTCGAGAGCTACCTGCTGTTTGTCAATACCAGTCGCCAAGTAGGGAAACTTGGACAAGAGTTTGACCGACAGATAAGCATCTGCGAAGTCCTGACTGTTCTCGAAGTGCAGCGGATCCAGGTCGGTCTTGACAACCGACTCAAACTCGCCGTATTTCATCTTGAGCGCAATGGACAACCCGTAAGGGTGGTTCACGGCCTCTAGGATGTCGAGC